CGACCGTCTTCGCATCTTCGGTGCCGTCGGCAAATCCCGTGGCGAGCGTCTCGTTCTCCAGGAGAATCGCAGGCATATCGGCCGCGGTCGCGATGTCCTTGATCACGTTGTTGCGAGCGTATGTGCCCGCCCCGTCGACGTTTTGCATGTTGAGCGTCGTGATGTCTTCGTCCGGGTCGACGGTGAGCACTTGACCCGTCTGCGCCTGCTTCAAAAGCGCCCGCTTCACCGAAGCAATCACCTGCATCACGCGGTTGATGATTGGGCCTGGCGGGCGCGTCTTCGCCACCAGGAGCCCGAGCTTCGTCGCGATCATGTCGTTCGCGATCATCAATCGGATGTACGCCTTCAATGGGTACAGTGCCCGTTGAAAGACGCTTCGGCCGACGTAGCCGAAGGCCGAGGTCGTGAACTGCAGAAAGATCGGGTCTTCGTTCATCATCACGCGATAGCGCGAGGCGTGAAACGTCTCCCCGCTCGATGTGAGCGTGACCGGCTTGTTGAAGTCCGGTGCCGTCGATACCTGCGAGAGCACCAGCGAGCCCGAGGTATTCAAGGGATCGAGCACGTTGAAGTACAGTTGCGCCTGCCAGATCTTCGTCATATCGAGCGGCACGTTCGATGGAGTCCCCACGCAGCCCATCGCGATCGAACCGATCCCATACATGCGCGATATCGTGGTGGTGTTGCAGATGTGATCATCACACCCCAACTTCGACCATTCGGTTTCAAACGCCTTCACGACTGCATCGGGTGCTTCCTGCACGGCTATCTGCCGGGGCTGCGCCTGCGCCATCTTGACAGGCGACTGGGTCATCTTCCCGCCGAGCGGGTGATATGCGAAGATCACCTTGCACAAGTTGTAGGAGGGATCTGCGCCTGGCACGATGTCGTCCGCCGTCAGGAGCGACATCAGAGGAGAATTTCCGCTTCCCACGCCTCCGAAGTCGATCGAGACAGGCGTGTTCTGAATGTTCGGATCGTTTGCCATCAGAACCCCTCATGGTTGCCGAGCGTGAGCCCGATGCCGTAGTCGAAGCAGTCGAGCAGATCATCTTCGATCTGATCGGTCACGAGCGGCGTGAATTTGAGCACCTGATGCAGCAGGTGATTGCGCGTCACGTTCTTGTAGGTGACGACGCGGTCATATGCCTCCTGGGATATCTTCACATCGCCGACATGCACGTAGCCTGCGATGTCGAGCGTGCGCTCCTGCTTGCCCATCTTCGTGAGCGGCCCATCGATCTCGTGGACGGGAAGACCTTTAAGGCGAGCCTGCTGAATCAGGATCGTGCCGGAACCCTTATCCTCGATGAATGCGCCCGCGACCCCCATGCGACACTTCAGCCGCTTCGCCCACGACTCCATCTGATCGTACACACCCGGAAGCCAGTTGATGAGGAGCGCGCCATCAATTTGCTTCAAGTCCCAGTCGAGGATGGTGAGTTTGCTCACCCCGATGCCTTCGTGCGGCGTGAAACTCCAGATGATCGAGCCACACCCATCGTTTTCGCGACCGCTCTTGAGCGCGGTGTCGATCGTGCAGAAGATGTACTCGATGTGCTCGGCCGGTTGGACTGGCGCACCCTTGTACAGCAAGCACGCTTCGGTGAAGTACGCGCCCCCCTGCACCTTGCGCCGCTTGCCGAGCCATACGTGATCGTATGTGGCCTTGAGGTGCGCGCGTGCGATGTCATCCGCCGCTCTCGCGATCTTATCGAAGGCGGCTTGCCGCTCAAGCTCCAGGACTTTCGGGAACCACGGATTGTCGTAGTAGTTCACCTCGACGCGCCGACAATCGGGAGGCGTATCATCCAGGAAGCGGATCGTCGTTGGATCACTGTCATCGCCGGGATTGAGCGACAGCCAGATCTCCGACATCGCATTCGGGTCTTCCGCCGACGGGCGGATGGAGGGAATCAGGATCTCCCAGCTATCCTCGCTGATCACATCCGCTTCTTCGACCCAGCAGATATTAACCCCGTGCATCGAGCGGATTTTCGCGGTGTTGTTTTTGATTCCCGCGAAGATGAACTGTGTGCCGTTCAGTCCCTCGATCGTATTCGCCATGACGTTGTAGTAACGCCCGAGGCCGAGTTCCTCGATGCGCGCCTTGACGTTGGCGTATACCGACTCCTCGATCGAGTTTTGCATCTCGCGAACGCACAGGATGCGAAGCCGCTTGAGCGTACCCAAGACCACGAGCACACTGGCGAAGCCGACCGACTTCGCCGCTCCGCGACCGCCGTGCGCGATCTTGTATCGGCTGTAAATGAACTCCGCCTGATTGGCGGCATTCTTCCCGAAGAACAGGTCCCGCAACTTCGGCGGGAGCAGTTCCATCTTCGTCGCGGTCTCCAGCAGCGGGTTTCGCGCCGAAGCCAAAAGCACGGCACTCATATGCTGGTGCCGATGACCCTCACGATGTCAAACTGAACGTCCGCATAGTAAGGCGTCCCGTAGCCGTCTTCGATCTGCATGAGCAGCTGATGGGTCTCCGATTCGAGCGTGAGGCTCACCATCGCGTTTTGCGCCTGTGTGATCACGATCGCATTCGTGGTGCCGAGCGGCGTCACCGGAGTCCACGGGACGATGTTCGCCCCGCTCACGAGATCATCGATCCGGTACTGCACATTCTGCGGCGCGAAGGGAACGCCGTGAATGTCGAGATACTCCGCCGTGACGATCGAACTGGTGCCTTGCGGATAGGCGCTTTGCGCGCCCTGCAATCCGGTGAGGCTCACCGCCACGAGATTCGCGGAGCCAAACTGCGAGAGCGCCTGAAGCGTTCCCGTTGCCGTCGTAGTGCTGACCGCCGCACCGAGGAACAGTGACTGAGTTTGAAGATTCGCGGTAGCGATCGTCACGTCCTGCGCCGCTGCGGCCAGCATTCCTGCCACGGAGAGGAACCCGGTGGCAACCGTGGTGTCGGTCGCCTGTCCTGTGATGGGTTGCAACACCGTAATTTGTCCACTCGCGCCCGTAAAATCGAGCGCCTGAGCGGCGAGCGCCACCTGCACGGTGAGCGCCGCCGTGGCGGATGAGAGCGACTGAGCGGCCCCGGCGAGATTGGAGGTCACCGTGATGAGGCCACTCGCGGTCGTGGTGTCGATGGCCGCTCCGACGATCTGATTCGTCGACAGACCGCCGATCGCCACTGTCGAATCGAGCGCATGGGCCGAAAGACTCGCCGCCGTCACGAAGCTCCCCGTCGCGCTCGTGACATCCGTGGCTGCCGCCGAGAGGGCGGCTGCAACCTTCAGCAAGCCCGAGGCTTGCGTGAAGTCGACCGACTGCGAAGCGAGTGCGACCTGAGCCGTGAGCTTGCCAACCGCCGTCGTGAGCGAGACCGCATTGGCGGACAGATACCCGGCCACGGTGATGAGTCCGGCGGCGGTCGTCGTGTCCGAGGCGTTACCCGACAGGAGCGTTGCCGCCAGTGCGCCGGTGGCTCTCGTCGTGTCTCCCGCGTAGCCCACCATGCTGCCGGTGAACGTGATGTACAGATCGCTCCAGGTGCCTGCGTTGTTGAACTGCACGAGTGTCGTGAAACTTTGCGTGTAGCCCGCGAGCGTGCCATCGGACGCGACCGTCATCGCCGAGGGATCGTAATACACGACGCTGCCAACCGTCGGCGCCCCGTTCGTCCACACCGCATTCGGATCGAGAAGACTGCCCGGGCCTACGTAGAGCGGAGCGGCAAGCGTGACGGAGGCGTAATTTACGAGTGTTGCTGCCGCTGCCGTCGCGCTTTGCGCGGCGGAAAGGAGCAGCGCCTGCGCGGTGATGTTGGCGGTGGCAGCCGTCGTGTCTGCGGCGGCAGCGGCCAGCACCGCGCCGCTAGGTCCAGTTTGCATGAAGGCGGCGACGTTGCAGAGGCACTCGGTCGTCGTCGTCGGGTTGTTCTTGAACTGCGGGGTATAGGTTCCCGCCGTCGTCACGAGCCAGCAGGCGGTGACGGCTTCTTCATAGCCAGGTCCCATCCCCCAATTCCAATGCGCCGCGCTAAAAACGAGCGTGGCTCCCGCCAGTGCTTGAGCGATCGGTGTGGGTGTTGGGCTCTGCCCTGAAGGGGCTCCCGTATTTTGCCCGGTCGCGAAGATGTAGGCGGGAACTTGATTCGCACCAATGGTGACCGCGCCGCCGCCAAACAGGGCATTCGCCGCAACCGAGTTATGCACGGCTCCGTTCGTCGCAATCAATGAACCGGCCGGGACTCCGCCGATTTCAACAATGAAGTTGGCTTGCCAATCCTCGGTGTCGCCGCCGCCCGCCGCATT